CTGGATGCTTACATATTAATTGTATATTTTCATCAAGTTCTCTTTCGGTATAAGTTTGTTTATCTAAACCTAATTCAGACAAATAACTATCTGTTATTAATGACTTCCTTAAAAAATTTTCCATTATTAATGACTTACTTAAAAAATTTTTCATTATATTTCTTTATGTATTTATATTTAAGTTTAAATAATCGGCGTTTTAAATGTGCGAAGGTGTAAAAGGTTGTTTTTGGTCCAACCTTTTCTTAAAAGGTTGTTTTAAAAGGTTGTTTTAAAAGGTTGTTACATACTAATATCTTCCGCATCATCATAGCAAATGGCCACGTTGTGCCAGCCATTATTATAGACCCCATAGCGGTTATCCATAAATTCAGTAATTTCCCGGCCTTTGGGCCCCCCTTTCCCGTGATTGACCAAATACCATTTCTTGAAATCTTCCATCACTTCTGTCTTTTTGATTTTCCCGCCCTCCTTGGGTTTGATTCGGTCTTTGATAAATTCCGTAAAGTAGTCCAACTTATCACGGTGTTGTTCACTGTTTGCCATGACGATTTTGCAATCCTTGACAATACCGTTCGTCTTATAAGCCAGGTCTACCAGCATAGACATGAATATCGGCGCCCACGTCTCAAATTTCGCTTCCAAGTTTTTATCCAGGGGAAACTGGTAAGGGCACTGACTACGTGGGAATTTAATTTCGTCCCCGTAAGGATTCTCTAAAAACTTGGATTTGAAATCCACATAACGCAAACGGCGCCAGGTCCCATCATCGTTACTCGTGTCGTCAAAGTCCACATTCGTCGCCACGACGAGTTTAAACTGCGGAATAAACGTGACGGTATCTTTAAAGAGCGCTCTGGCTTGAATCGGGTCACCTCCCGTAATTTCTTTCATAATACCTTCATTCATTTTATCGCCTTTAGACATTTCTTGCATCACCGCATAGCGGACGCCCATCAATTGCGCCACTTCGGATGAAGTACTACCGATCGTATTGCGTTTTTGCGTGATTAGCGTGATTGGTACAGTGCCCTTATAAGAACCCATGCCTTTCCCCATCAATTCCACCAATTTGGATTTCCCATTACGACCCGTCCCCTTGTAAATATTGAAGGTTTGATTAGATGTCGTACCGATCAAACAGGATGCCAAGTGTTCCCACATATAATTGCGCAATTCTTTCTCCGGGAAGAGCTGATTCATAAATTCTTCAATTTCTTGAATTGTCTTGGCGTATTTGGCCCTGTCTAATTTGACATAGTCAATGTTTGTGCACTTGGAAATATAATCATCCGGCTGCCCCTTACGGTGAGTCATTTGTTTGAAATCTATGACGTAATTATTGAAACAGAGCAGGTGTGGTTTTTGGTCCAGTTTCTCAATAAAAGAACTGTCGTAGAAGATTTCTTTGGCCTCCCGCATGATATTATTCTTGGAATTCGTGCGTTTCAACATAGAACAAATGTTGGCAAGATTATTGTTTTGTTCGCGCAATTTATCGCCCTTGGGGTCACCCTGCTCAAAGGTCTGCAACTTTACGATATTTTCCTGGATTTTATTATTGTAGATAAAATGCATATCACGCGAAATATACAAACGCAAGGTATTACCGGAATCTATCTCGTACCACCGGTGATTGATATACTCGTACCAAATACTGTTGCGAATGCTGACACAAACGAAATCGTCTTTAAACATATAATATAAAACCATCGCCAAATCATGTTCCGTCGCTACCTTCTGGTTTACCGTTAGATCTATGAAATAGTCAATCGTTTCGTTGTGGATGCCCTTGTATTTTTCATTCGCGTCATTTTTACACCAAAACATAATGGAGCGGTGACTCAAATTGTCCGGGTTATTGGTCTCAAACGTTTGCCATTTTTCGTAAAGTTCTTTCACGCAGGTCCAGTCAAATTTGCCGTTGGCACCCCGCAACTTGTTGCGGCACTTATCCTGACAACTAAATTTCACCCACGTGAGGAAAAGTTTCGGACTAGTATTGGCGAGGGCCCAGCCGACCCGGATCCATTTCGGAAAACTACCTGGTCCGTAATAACTTTCCGGTAAACACATGGTGTATTGGTGGGTTTCTTTAATGCGATAATTGCACGGACCGATTTCGTCAAAAAGCGTGTTTAGCATCGCATCCAATGTCTCTTCCGAGTCAATGTCGCCATAATCCAGAGCGCTACCACCGCTGTTATCATTGGGCGCCAGTTTCAATTTATATTTTTTGGCGGCGGCGGCTGCCCCCATTCCGGGTTTCTTTACAGCGGTAGACCGCGAAAGGTTTTGTTTGGCGTGTTCAAAGTCATCGCGAATGGATTCTCTCATCGCAAAGACTGGAAATTTTGTATAGTGGGCCGACATTTTGGCTATATTTTTTTCCGTGGAGAAGTTGGCAATATTTTGTTTTTCCGGGATCCAGCCCTCGTCTTTGTCCACATACGTCAGAACTAACTGTTGTTTGATCAAATAAGCTTGGTGAGCGGGCTTACGTGACCCATACATTTGCCAGTTGACATAACCTTTGGAAATGCCTTCATCCAAGACTTGATCCCAGGTATTCGTTATTGGTAGATCGGCCCACATTTCTTTTAAATGATTCATGACACGATCTCGCAAAATAACTTGCAGGGCTTTGTGCATTTGGAGTCCGAAGATCATGTGAATACCGTCTTTGGTTAGTTCGGGTAGCTTATTGACTTTGCTCTTTTCCATGACAAAGACGTCTATTTTGGAGCCGGGTGGAATGACAATGAGTTCACTGATTTTATCTGCGTATTCCATAACGGCATCCAAAATGTGGTCATCCGAATGCTGTTTTTCTTCTATCGCTTTATCATACCGCAAGTCAATGTCAATCATCAGGGGACCGGATTCTATATTCTGCTTCTCGGTGAGGTATTCTTTCTTGCCATTGACGAAAACATATTTATAATATTTTTTCATAAATTCAGCCTGTTCTTCGGGCGGAATGTAGAAGGAACCGGGATAGATATTCTGTGATGCGTCGCCAATTCTGGTATGCGTATAAGGTTCGCCCTTGGTCACCGAGTGGTTTTTGATGTATTGTTCATATTCGTTGACTGCGATTGCATCCATCTTGTTAGTTTATTATATATAGAGATTTTACTTTTATATCTCAATTTTATTATAATATACAACCTTTTCAAAAACAACCTTTTGAGAAAAGGTTGGACCAAAACACAACCTTTTGAGAAAAGGTTGGACCAAAACACAACCTTTTGAGAAAAGGTTGGACCAAAAAACAACCCTGAATAATTAGGCGTACGCATTATAAATTACATGTGGTTTTGGTCCAACCTTTTCTCAAAAGGTTGTTTCTCAAAAGGTTGTTTCTCAAAAGGTTGTTTCTCAAAAGGTTATATTTACGCAAATAGGGACATAAACATATCTAAATATATCTATAAAATAACCAATGACCGATGTTCCGCCCCCTCCCGAAATAATTAGTAAAGAAACCTTTCGGCGCTTGGTAAAAGATGTCAAAGAACTCCTCGTCCAACCACTTCACTCCCACGGTATTTATTATGTCCATAATGAAGATAATATCTTAAAAGGCAAAGCCTTGATTATCGGGCCGTCGGAGACCCCATATGAAAATGGGTTTTATCTGTTTGATTTTGAATTCCCCGCCAATTATCCTCATGCACCACCCGAAGTGAAATATATGACGAATGATGGTTATACCCGGTTTAATCCGAATTTATATACTCACGGGAAAGTCTGCTTATCTATTTTAAATACGTGGCAAGGGGACCAATGGACCGGTTGTCAAACGATTTCTTCTACTTTACTTGCCATCTGCAGTATCTTAAATAATGAGCCACTGTTAAATGAACCCGGGATTACTAAGCACCACAAGGATTTTGACAAATATAATACCATTATTACCTATAAGAATTACGAAGTCGCCATTTTACAGATGCTAACTTGTCCAACGATTAAAGACACCTTCGCGGTTTTTGCAGACATTATGCAAACCCATTTTCTGAAACATTACCCACAACATATCCAACGCTTGCAGGACTTGGTGGAAAAATATCCAAAGAAAGAGCAAATTCAGACGGGTGTCTACAATATGGGGATAATGCTGAATTATAAGAAACTTTTAGAGAAATATACAACCTTTTGGAAAAAGGTTGGACCAAAAATTCAACCGGAATCATAATGCGTACGCCTAATAAATTAATTCTGAATTTTGGCTACACCTTTTTTCAAAAGGTGTTGTTTTGGCCCAACCTTTTTTGAAAAGGTTGTTTTTTGGCTACACCTTTTTTCAAAAGGTGTTGTTTAAATTTAAAATTGATTTTAATTTAAAATGATATTATTATAGTATATAATAACCAAAAGATGCATTTCTGTACAGAGTGTAACAATATGTATTATTTGAAAGTCATGGATAACGATGCCAATAGTTTAATCTATTATTGCCGAAACTGTGGTCACGAAAATGATACATTAACCGCTGAAAATGTCTGCATCTCCGACACGCAAATTAAGCGCAGTGAAGAACAATATGTCCATATTGTGAATGAATATACCAAGTTTGACCCGACGTTGCCGCGAATTAACACGATTGATTGTCCGAATGTGAAATGCGCCAGTAATATTGATGCGAAATCTACCGAAGGCGAAGAAAAAAAGGAAAGGGAAGTGATTTATATTCGCTATGATGATACTAATATGAAGTATATTTATGTTTGCGCGGTATGTAATACGAGTTGGAAGAATTAAGTACGGCAAAATGTACTTTTAAGAAAAGTACGGCAAAATGTAGTTTTAAGAAAAGTACGGCAAAATGTAGTTTTAAGAAAAGTACGGCAAAATGTACTTTTAAGAAAAGTACGGCAAAATGTACTTTTAAGAAAAGTACGGCAAAATGTACTTTTAAGAAAAGTACGGCAATACAACTATTTAAACAAAAATTTGTAATTATATATTTTTTTCCTTTTACTTTTAAAATTGAAGTGATATAAATAATATATATTATATAATACTAACAGAAGAAAATGAGTGATTTACGCGACGAAGACGTATTTCCTGAAGAAAGCGATATTGAAGAAAGTGATATTGAAGAGAGTGATATTGAAGAACTTACAAATAATGAAGTGGACGAAGATGAAATAGAAGTTCCGGTAAATGAAGATGAAGTAGATGCAAACGAAGTAGATGCAAACGAAGATGACGTAGATTCTGTGAATTTACAAGGGGGTGCCAAGAAAAAGACAGATTCTGGCGATGAAGAATCAAGTGCAAGCGAAGCAGATGAAAGCGAAGCAGATGCAAGCGAAGCAGATGCAAGCGAAGCAGATGCAAGCGAAGCAGATGAAGCCGCAGGCGCAGAGTCCAGTTCCGTGTCCGATTCGGACGAAGACGAAGACTATTTACAAAAATTTAACCAAAGTATGCGCGATGATTTAATTCTGAATTTCCATCCAGAATCCAAAAGTCACAATTATGAAGAAATTAAACAGCTTGCCAAAGTAATGCGCAATAAAAATGGCATTATTATGGATGAATTACATAAAACAATTCCTATTTTAACCAAATATGAAAAAACTCGCATTCTGGGTCAACGGGCCAAACAAATTGAAACTGGGGCGATCCCGCTCGTACAAGTCCCTCCCAATATTATTGATAGCTATTTAATTGCGAAGTTGGAATTGGCTCAAAATAAAATCCCGTTTATTATTCGCCGACCACTGCCGAATGGAGGGATGGAGTACTGGTATGTAAGTGATTTGGAGAACTTATAACAACCTTTTAACAACCTTTTAAGAAAAGGTTGGACCAAAAATTCAACCGGAATCATAATGCGTACGCCTGTCTTGTTTTTCTATATTATTTATTTTATTATAACAAAATAATGTTAAAATAAAATATGCGTATGCTGCCTGT